TTCAAGGTATTGTAGGATTTCATACCCTTCATTATAGCAAAATTTAAAAACAGTTTCCATTAGAATTCCATTAGATACGGTTAGTTGATTTTACTATATTTCGGGTGTGGTCACATATCACTCAAATAAATAAAAACGTAGTCAATAACGTAGTCATTCGGTTGCCGTTATAATAGACGATCTCTAAAATTGCCGTTATAACAGAAAAAAGGCTGTATATACAGCCTTAATCATTCTTATCTAGCCATCTCTGGACTTTCTCGACTGTCTCGATGCTCAAGTCCTCGAAACGTTTCTTTCCAGATCGCAAACGGGAAATCGCTTGCTGGCTTACTCCCGTAGCCTTCCACAAGGCATAACCTGTAACGCTCCGATCGAGAAGGATTTTTTTCGCTTTTTCGGTATCAATAATCATTCAACGACCTCGAACTCTTGATAATATGCTTGACTCGTACAGCCTGCGATAGCGGTTGCGAATTGTTGATCTGTCATTGTTTCAAATATGCTATCCCAGTCAAAGTTCTCGAGATCTTCGAGCGCTTGTTCTGCTTGATCTTCATCGTTCAAACGATCTTCTAATTCTTCTACGGCTGGGGATACGTAAGCGAGTTCGTGGAATAGTTGTGAATCGCTGTCGAAGTATGCTCCGATATACCCCTTATCAACTAGCGTTTCCATCAATTCGCGGTATGTTTCAGCTTCTACTGTTTTGATCCAGCGTTTATCTGTGCTCTTGCCTGTCCATTTAATCATTTTTCTTTACCCGAGATCTTTTTGATCTCCCTTTCTTTATCTTGATTACAGTATATCACTATACTAAACGTTCGTCAAGTATTTTTATAAAAATAATTAAAGATTTTTTATTCTGGAACTAGTTTCAGGCAACAAAAAAACCGCAAGCCTCAAGCTTGCGGTATACAATGTTTTTACGGCAACGTTGTTGGCCATGGATCTTCTGTGAAGTAGTTGATTGTGTTGACTCGGATATCATCTATATCATGATCGGTCGGAATATCATCGTTAAATGTAAAACGCATATAATTCGAATCCGACCTGCCACCAAGGTACCAAATGCCGTAGCCTTGACCTGTATTGCTAAAAATATTCCCGATTAGCGAGTTTTTACTACGAAAGCCGTCTGGTATCCCTTTCGGTGCGATAACCCTAACGCCTTTGTTGTCGTTTTGGCCAACGAAGCCATTCCCGTTGCGTCTAATAATTCCAAAGCAGTCTCTTTCTAGTCCGCCGAATGAAAAACTGATTAAATTGTTAACACGTCTGATTTTTACAGACGAGGCCCTGCGTCCGATATTTAAAGTTGATTCTGTGGCTAAATCCCTCCAGCCAGTGTCTCCCCAAAGAACCTGCCAGCCTGTATTTCCACCATCTTGCTTTTTTATCCACTTTAAAGCACCATTAGTCACATTGATATCTACATATGTGACACCGATTTTAGCGGCAACACGCCCTTCTGGTGATCCTGTACCACGGATTTCTTGTTGACGTAAGGCTTTAATATCATATCCGATAAGCCTTGCGAGTTCTTCAAAATTATTCATAGCAATCACGCTTTCGCTTGATTATAAGACGATACAAGATCAAGATTTTCCAAGTAGTTGAATTTTTGACCGAGCTCTGTCATTTTGGACACGATAGCTTGGTCTGTTGATCCGCCACCGTTCGAGATACGGTCAGCGATTTCTTTGAGCGTGTCCAATTCCTCTGGTACACCCTCGCCTAAAATAGTAGTTTTGACTCCTTGGATCGCTGTATCTAATTGCTGTTGCGTGATCCCACCTTGTCCAAGTTCTGACTTGTCGGCTTTGCTTGCAAGGGTGGTATCGATTCTTTTTATATCAGTACCTATGGCCCGGACTAAAGATGTTAAATTTTCTGTGTTTAGAGTCATATTTTCTCTCCTTTTAAATTTTAGCTAGGTTATATAATACGGTTAGGTCTGGGAGTTCTTCCGACTGTGGCCCGTTCGGGTGCGCCGAAATATATTTGTCGATTTCTTCTTTGACGTTGTTTTTTACAAGATCCAAGACTTGCTCGCTTGTGTATTCTTCCGCTGACTGGACCACGTCAACGCGGACACTCTGGTCGCTTGGGAATACATAGCCAGCACAATCAACCTCGACGAGATAGCTCTCGACTGGTAGCACCTTGGGAATCTTAAACGACACTTTTGAGCCTTGGACAGTAGCGCTAAAGGACGCTTTGCCTTTCTTGCTAGTAAAGTAAATTGTAGCCGCCTGCCCGTCAAGATCAATAGGGACCCAGTTTTCATCGTACATTGCAAAACCAAAAAGGGAAGCCGAGTCGCCTTGCTTGACGACTCGACCACCCTCAAACTGCTTTAAATTCGTACAGTTTGAGCGATTCATTCAATCACCCCTTTTACTCATAATAGTTAACTAGATCGTCCTTATCCCAGCACGACAGCCAGATCGGTCCGAATTGTCCAAACTCAAACAGGCGCCAGTAATAGCCACCATAATATCCGCCTTTTCCGGTATCTGCGATATGGGCTTCATCTAGCTCAAACGAGAAGAACATTCCGGCCTTGAAGTCTTTATCAGCCCCGTCTGGCAAGTTGTTTCCGTCTTTGTCAACCCAATTTACCAAAGACACGGGGATCCCGTTTTCAAGCCAGTCAAAACCAACCGGCGCGAGGTAATCGCACTTGATCTGCCAGATACCGTGAATATACTTAACCTCGTTTGCTTGGTAATAGGCTTTGTCTTTTGGTTGCACGGCTGTGCTTGCTTGGTTATTCGTCTGTGGTGCCGTGTCAGCATATCGCCAAACCTCAATATAAGCTGGTTTATTCCAGCTATAGTAATCGTTCCAAGGATAGGTATTAATAGCCTGACCTGTCGCCCCTTGCGTTGAATAATCGCAAGAGATGAAGTATGTATCGTCGATCATCGCTCCGACGTGCCCACCAGCGCCACCAGACGACGACATATCAGCACCCCATGACATTAGAATAATATCGGCCATTTGAGCGTCCCATGGTTGGTTACGGCTCACACGATAAAAGCCATTGTTCGCGAGTTGTTGCCCAAGTGTTACCGTTGACGGTAAGCCGATGATATTGATTCCGGCTTCTTTTAGCACTTGCGACATGATACCGGAACAGTCACCGGTACCGTCCGAACCATTTCGACTGCCCAGCATTGAATAGGTAATTAGTCCGCGACGACTAATAAAACCGTTAACGATAGATTGTTGTACACTCATTTTCTATCTCCTACTTCTTCCATTCGTCGTTAGCGCGTTTGACGGCTGCTTCGATAAAGGTATTGAGTTCTTGATTTGTTAAATGGATATTTTGCGACTCAAGGCCCTCGATCAAGCTCGTTTTAGCGTGCTCGAGTTTGTCTTTGCCATGAATATCCAATTTGTCAGCGACTTGTTCTGTAGCGTTGACCGCGTTCTTTGCCAAGATCTCCACGATCTCAATCGCTTTCTTACCACCACGCATTAACAAGTATTTCTTGATCGCTTGTACCACGATCCCCGTTAATACCACCAAAATACTCATAGCTGATGATGTGATAATGCTTGTAATTTGATTCATGTTATTTGTCCTCTTTAATTTCCAATTCCAAAAAGCGCTCGAAAAGCACTTTGATAGCTCCGTTACCGCCTAATTCTACGTAACTCTCGTATAATTTCGATAGCTCCTCGATCTCATGCTGGTTAGTGTGTCCACGCTTGAGCGCGTTCTTCAAATTCTCCTGCAATCGAAAACGTTGGAGCCGTTGCAAGCCTTTCCCGATCATCGTTAAATTCCGCTGGTTATCTTTCCCAATTTCTTCCACGGTTGATACTGACTTCTCGAGGGTATCGATTTTATTCGATAGGCCCTCGATACGTTTATCAGCTTCTTTTGTGGTTTTCGTACTCTTAAAGGAAAAGTAACTGGGAATAATCACGACCAAGACGGGAGTCAATTTGTCAACTAGTGTTAATAGGTCCAATTTCATCACCCCCTATTTAACAACTAGCTTACTGGACGGGTTGAGTTTCAAGCTCTCCCGCTGGTTTTGGTTCTTCCGGTTTTGGCTCAGTCCATTTCCAGATCCCAATTTTCCCGTTTTGGTGCAATGGTTCAAGTTGCTCAAGTGTTTCGCCATTATAAGTAAATGGTTCTGTCACTTGGACCATAACGCGCTTACCTTCGCTAAATTTCTCGACGTGGTTAGGATCTTCGAGAGCAAAGATCGCTTGTGCTGGATAGGTTGTGCCAACTTTACCAAGATCAACCAACTCAAGGCCACGTTTAAAGACTGTAGGGTCCAGCGGGTTGTCTGTGTCAGTCACTCGAGCGAGTACGCTCCACTCAGCCACGTCTTTGACTTTCTGGATCTCTTCGTCTTTCTTGGCCAGTTTAGCCTCGTACTCTTGCGCTTGCGTGTGAAGATCCTCTTGTAATTTCTTGACCCCTTCGGCCGGGTTCAATTCAGTCGCAACTTGACCGAGTACAGCTTGGATCAGTACTTCATCTGATTCGTTGGTACGGTCACCAATTAAAACACGCTCAAAAGCTGTGTAAGGGTTCGCTGAACGGATTGATACGAAAGTACGTCCTTCTTCTTGCAAGTATTTATTAATGATTTTAAATTCCATAATTATTTACCTTCTTCTAATTTTTGAGCTGTTTCGTCAAACAATTCCTTGAGTGCTTGATCGCTATCCAAAACGTCGTTAAACTTAGCTAGTAGCTCGTTAACGCGTTTATATTCCTCGCTCGCTTCCTCGTATAAGACCTTGTAATTCGTGGCTTCTACAATTGAGTTTGCGAGCTTCTGCGAGATCTCGTTTACGATTTTATCTACTGTGTTCATTTACTGCCTTTCTAAAGCGAAACGTCCCAAAAACCGGGCGAACCCTCTTTGTTTTGTACGCGAAAATTTTCCAATCTTTTAAAATTATCGTTTATATGATTAAGTATTTCAGTCAAAGAACGTGAGTGCGCGTCTTCGGTAATGGAATCTTTAACGATATGGACATCACCAATCATATAAATTGCTCGGTTATTATAACTGTTAAAGATTTTAAAACCGACAAAATCTCGATTAGGGTTTCCAGTGCCTTTGTCGTTCACGCCAAAGGCAAAGGCCGCGTTATTGGTCCCTCTTGCGGTTGTCGGTGCTAAAAAAGCCTTTCGCCCACCAGAATTAAATTCTAGTGTATTATATGGAGACTTAAATTCGATAACAGCCGAACCATTATAGGTTGTAGTATTTCTGTTTAAATCGATCACTGTATTTCCGTTATTTCCTCGAATAATACCGCCCTCAAAAATAAGACCTTTAAACGTTCCAGACGTTACATTCTTTGCGTCAAAGTTGATAACTTTGATATCTCTAAAGTCAGCTTCACCACCAGATAATTTACTAGCTGATAACGACTTAATAGCTGCACCGTCGATCACCGCTTCATCGATGACGGTCCGTCCTGTTATCCTCAATAACTTACCATCAAAACGCGTTGTCCCGTCTGGTAGCAAGTTTAACGAGTTGACGATATCTCCCGCGCTATTGATATTCTTGATCGAGTAAGATCCCGCTAGCTGTGTGACTTGCGTTCTTACTGCTTCAATCGGTTCTGCGCTATCTTCTGGCGCTGGTTGCCATAAACGGTCACTCACACCCTCGTATAAGTCAAATTCGGTCAGGAATACACCCGACCATTTATCTGACCCGTTATTCGGGCCTTCGTTGTTGATAAATAAAAAGCCTTCGTCAAAATCGCCCGTGTCGAATTTAATAGACCTTTTACCTGCTTTAGAAGTTCCTAAAATTGGATAAGCTGTTTCATCAAATAAGACTATTTCACTGGTATGGTCTCGCGTTTCACCTTTTTTTCGCATTCGAATAGAGATTTTTAGACGCTTGGTATTTCCAGAATTAAAACCTAAAAAATTAAGTATGTAACCTGTATTTCGTTTCAACAAAAAACGAGGGGAGCGTAACCATGACGCTTGTTTGAGCACAAACATATATTTCCGACCCTCGAAATAAAAATCATGATTCAAGAGCTCAAGGTTTCTGCCTTCCCAATATTTCAAGCCGTCATCTGCCCGTGAATTTCGGAGCATATTCGGACCACCACTAGTTGAGTACTTCCCGACTTCCGTCTGAAATATTTGGCTACTCATAACCAGCCGGGAGAGCTGGTCTGGTGCGCCTGTTTCAGATGTACCAAGGATACGCTCGTAAAGTTTGTTAGACTCAGTGAGCTTGTTAAATTCGACTGTTTGTTTTGTAATCTGATCAGATAATGAAGTTATATTTTGGCTTAATAGTCCCGCGGTTTTTGCAAAACTATCACCAACCCCTTTTAGTGTAAATTCACGACTGATGTTTTGATAAATCTTTCTGTAGATAACTCCACTATCCGTCTGATCGAGTGCTTCCGATACTTTTCGATTTAAGTCCGGACTGTTCAAAACCTGTTGTTTAATCTGGTCCGATAGCTTGTTAGTGTCTGGCAAGGTGCCGGCTTTCTTGAGGGCTTCTTCTGCCTTTGCGTTCGCTTGCGCGATTGCTTGGTTCGTTGAGGCTTGGGCGTCATTGACGATTTTTTCGATCTTCGACGTGTCAACTTTGAGGATCTTTGGGAGCCATTCTGTGCCTGACCAGTAATAGAGCTCTGTTTCCTCTCCTACGGTCAAGTACAAAAGATCGCCTTCGTGTAACGTCCCCCGTGGTTCGTCCTTGGGCTTCGTGGCTCCGTAATAGTTGGTATTCTTACCGTTTGCGGAAACAAGCGCCCGTGTAGCCACCTCGAGAGCCCCTTCCGCGTACTCTTTGGACTCTGACACACTTCGCATGATCGAGCCTTCCGACGTGATCGCTTTCTGGACTGTCCCGATATCGTTACACGTTACCTTGTGGGACAATAGCCGGCCCGTTACGTCATAGCTGCTCTCGTAAGACACGATACGGATCTTCTCACGGAACTCGATCGTCTCATTAATAGCCATGATATAGTCACCAGCGCGAGGCCGTGTGTACTTATATCCAGCTTGCACGAGATCTTCCATATCGAGCTGTACCGAGATAGCGTATGAATTATCGACGTCATGCTTTAGACGTTCTAAAAGTTTTCCTGTGTCCTTATACCGCTCGTCTTTGATCGGCTCGCCTTCGATCCGGCCATAGATCCGAGCAAGTGGGCTTTCATACTCTGAAGTATACCGGCCCGCATCGTGATTTTCTTCGTCTTTCCACGCGCCGAGGCCCTTTTTATAGGTTATGAAATTGCCGATATTTTTTTCAATCGTCAGCTCGTTCATATTGAAGTTTTTTCGGACGACGGTAGAAAGGTCAGTTCCGACTTTTTTCAAAATTCGAACGACCTTACCAGTTACCGAGAACTCGAGGCCTGCCGCCTTAATGATATCTTTAAACATGGAAAGACGTTTCGTGTTCCCGAAATTCTCTTTCCGAATCGCCTTCGCTTCCGCTTCGATAACGTACCGATAACCACTATTTTTGAAGATCTCCTCGATATAGACTTCAAAGCGATTCGAACCGTTAAACTCTTTATAACAGTTCGAGTGCTCGAAATCGTAGAAGAACTGGTGGACCGCGTCAAACGATAGAGAAATATTTTGTCCTTCGTCTTTCGGCTTCGCGTAAATGATCTTATAAAGTTCGCCATCGAAGGTAAAGCTCCACCCGCGATCTAATCGTGAAAGAACTTGCTTATTAGATACAATCGTTCCCGAGATCGATCGCTCGCCATTTACAGCGTTTTTAGTTTTTAGCTCGACTTGGGCTCCGTATCCGTTGCCCTTCTCGTCGTAAAAGGTAATCAATGATCCACCTCCTCTCTAGCGATATAGCTCTTTAAAACCGAGGATCTTAACGGTCCCCTTGAAATTAGTAAACCAATTGACCGATCGGTTAGGCTTTGGTCTAATAACGAAATATTCGTAATTCGTCCGGTTGTTTACGTTTAGATCTTGCGTGGCCGGTCCTTGATAGATTGCCGTCTCAACTCCTTTTAAAAGTAGCTTTTGGCCAGACCTTAAAGGCGTTTCTGTATGCCGGTAAGTAAACCGACGGCCGTCAATTTCAAGGAAAAAATCAGTATTATCAGCGTTTGCGGTCAATTCCACGACAAACGGAACTTCTAGCTGGCTAAGTGGTGCCGTACCGTTGTATGGAAAACTGTTTGCCGAAAGCGCGAGATCCCGTGGGACTGTCTCGCCATACGGAAGCTCTGCTGTCACGAATGAAAACGAAACATTGTATTTGATACCAGCTTCGGAATTGCCGATAAAGTCAAACTCGATTTGACCATCGCCTACGACATTATAGCGATATTTCCAATTAGCGTGTGGCAATTTGGCGATATTGAGATCGCCCGTCGTTTGCCCCGGAGTCTGGAAGTCGTAAATATTATTTACGTTTTGGTATAGCTTGGTAATGTAAAAGCTATCGTCACCCAAGACCCAGCGAGAAATTTCGTCCTTTTTATTTAAAAAATCCTCCATTGATCCCGCTGAAAGCCTAGCTGTGACTGAGATTTTTTTTTCGGTATAAGTTAAACCGTCGAAAATATAGCCATTGCGCCCCTTGACGGTACGCCTTGATAATCCCACGGCCGGAGACGAATCATCGACCGTGATATTGTAAAGGCCAAGGCCAGATAATTTCTGGCTTTGGCCGTCTTTTTCAATTAATAAGTCCATCATTCCCCCTTACGTGAAATAAGCGTCCAGCGCTTTTTCTCTCGCGTCCTTTTCCTTAATTGTGGTATAGATCTTATCTCCCACTATCTCGTTATGTACCTCGAATTTTTGGTTCGAAAGTTGCGAGTTTTTGACCTCATCGCTCAAGTCCTCAAGGGACGAACGAACACCCGAGCTTGTCACGCTCGCGCTTGTGGTCAATACGCTATTAGTCTGATAGTCTTGATCCGTGATAGCTTGTGCGTACTGACGAGCCATATCGTTGATATCCGATACCCAGTCACGCATACCAAGATACATACCTTCACCCGTGAAGCTACCGATTTTTTTCGTAACTCGGGACGGCGAGTGAATATCAAGCGCCGAACGCATGATCGCTGCAATATTTGAAGCGATACTAGAAGCAAGAGCATAGAGCGAACCGGCCATCGAAGCAAGACCATTGTATAGCCCCATTCCAGCATTAATACCGACCATTTGAAGCAATGCTGGCAACAAACTAAACGAAGCTGAAATTTGATTGCAAGTAGAACCAGCAAGCGAAACTGCTCGAGTCATGCTTGATTGCATAGTACTAATAAAGGTTTGCATGCCACTTTTTGCGCTATTCGTAACGTTTTGGAAAGTTGTTTTGTATGACGTTTCCAATTGTTTTCCGGCTTGAGTACTTGCTTGTGAAATCTTGTTTAAACCGGCTTGAACGGCTTGAGCTGTCGCGTTCATTTCGCTTGTAACAGTGTTTTGCATATTTTGATAATTAGTCGTGATAGATTGCGACATTTTCGAGCTTGATTGCTCGGCCTGTTGGGCCATCTTATCAAAATCTGTTTGCGCACTAATAGCCATCGCATTTGTAGCGCTCGTGGCTCCCACTTGCATTTGTTGGAAGTTGCTTACAACGTTCGCACTTGCTTGTTGCGCATTTGTGGTTGCAGCCGTGTTGACTCCCGTTGTGCTCGCGTTCGCATTATTCATCAATTGATTCAACTCGTTACTTGCGTTCGCGTTTAACTGGCCGATATTAGTCGTTACGCCTGTGTTCATCTGTCCAGTTTGAGCGAGTGCGTTTGCATTCATCTGGTTAAATGACGCGTCCGCGTTTGCCGCGAGCTGTTGCATATTCATTGTCCCGTTAGTGTTTAACTGTCCGAAGTTAGTCGAGGCTGTCTGTTGCAACTGAGTTGTACTGTCCATCGCGTTAGTGGCCATTTGAGACATATTAGCCGTAACGCCAAGACTCATATTTGACGTTGACGCGATCGTGTTCGCGCTCATTTGATCGTATGACGTCGACACGTTGGTACTAGCGGTTGAAGCGTCGGTACTTAACTGTGTCGTCGTTTCCGAGCTCTTCGTCTTGATATGTTCGGCGGTATTATTAATCGATTCTTCGGTTTTCTTACCACCCTCGTCAGACTTACCAGTGATCCAGTCCCAGATACCACCGAAGAAGTTTCCGATAGCGTCCGCGACGGCTTTCAAAGCGTTAGGAATGAAATTAAGTAAGGCCTCACCGAAGCCCTTAATGATCTCCCAAGCAGCCGAAACGATATTCGGCAAGCCTTTAACGATTGCAAGTGCGAGCTGTACGACTAATTGAACCCCAGCCATAAGAAGTTGTGGTAAGGCTTGAGCAAACCCACGAATCATCTGACCAATGATCTGTACTGCACTTTGGGCGATCTGTGGCAATGAACTAATGATCCCTTGAACGAGGGTCACGATTAGTTGAATACCACCTTGTAAGATCGTTGGTAAGTTTGACAGGATCGTTTGCATGAACCCAACAATGACTTGCGTCGCAATCTCGATAATTGTCGGTAAGGCTTGAACGATACCGTTTACGACGTTCATCAAGATTTGAATACCTTGTTCGAGGATCTGCGGGAATTGCGCTTGCATATTAGTAATAAAGTTAGTTACAATCTGTTGCGCTGTCGTAAGGATCTGTGGCAAGTTTTGCAAGATCCCTTGCGTAATGCTGAGAAGTAACTGCATACCAATAGCGAGAAGCTGTGGCAATGCTGAAAGTAAACTGTCGACCAAGGTCCCGATAACAGTTACCGCGGACGAGATCAATGATCCCGCATTTTGGCCCACACCTTGAACGAGGCTTGCGATTAACTGGATCCCAGCGTCAACAATCACTGGAAACATTGTCGCGAATCCTTGCGCTAGTTTGGCCACTAAATCAGCACCCGACGCGATTAGGCTCGGTAATTGACTAGTAATGCCATTTACAAGGTTTTGAATAATCATCGGGCCTTTAGTTGTAACCGTGGTAATTAATTGATCGATCTGTTGTCCGAATTGTTGATTAATTAGACCAAGGCCAGCAAGGACTAGCCCCAAAATAGCAGCCGGACCGATTGACGCGAGGGCGATTCCCATAACGGAAGCGATCCCGCTTGTCATCATTCCAAGAACTGATAGGCCTTGCGAAGCAG